CCGCTCTTGGTAATTGTGTTCTCATGTTAAGTATGATGCTCGGTTGGTGTGTGCCCAACCTCAAGAAGTTCGATCTTCTTGATGATGGTGACGACTGTCTTCTGTTTGTGGAACAGGAGGACCTACCAACGGTTACCCGAGACCTTCCTGGTTACTGTCTTGAGTGTGGCCACGTTCTGAAAGTTGAAAACGTTGCCCGCGTCCCCGAGGAAGTCTTGTTCTGCCAATCCCGTCCTATCCTCGTTGATGGCCAGTACAAGTTTATCCGCGACTATCGCAAAGTGCTATCCCACACCTTAGTAGGTCCCAGGTGGGTCACTGCCCCTTTTTGGCAAAGGTTGGGCTACCTTAGTGGCCTAGCTGATTGTGAATTGAGTTTGAGTGCAGGAGTTCCAGTCCTTCAGGAGTACGCGAGTGCTCTTAAAAGGAACTCATGCAATGCGGACCCGATTTACGATACTGCCAGTGGTGAGTACGTGCGATTCTCTCGAGAGGGCAAGATTGCCCGCAAGCCGGTCTCCATTGAGTCGAGACTTTCCTTCTCTCTCGCCTACGGTCTTTCCGTGGACGAGCAGTTGAGCTTTGAGAAAGTATTGTCTACATGGACATTCAACCTCCGCTCCACCCAAGAGTGCATTTCCCGGGATGTGCGAACTTGGATACTTGAGCGTGAGATGTTGGAGGTCCAGTAGGGAAAGAACCTGTTCAACATCTTTCCATAACAATGCAATCTCAACCACAACGCGCACCTGGTCGCCGTAGAAATAGACGGCGGGGTGCTACCATGTCAGATGACGTCCGCAACATGACCGGTGGTTCCGGTGATGTCAATCCCCAGTTTCTCTCTTTCAGCGCTGTTCAATCTGGCGCTGATGCAACCACGACTACTCAGCAAACTCTTCCCATTGAGAAGTATGGGAATAATGGGCAAAATCGTGCCCGTGTTGTTGAGATACTTAAGGCGTTTACTTCCTTTAGTATCCCTGCAGAGACTGATTCCATTCAGACTCTGATCATCAGCACTAATAATAACGCAGCGACAGCACCTGCCGCTGGGTTTGCTGATACTCGCGTCTTCGTGGCATATTCGCGTCGTACCCTTCTTACCACATCTGGTCAGCTCAGCATCGTCGAGCCCCAGGTTTGGGATCTTACCGACGCGTCCGGCCACGGAGTGCTTGTGGCGACGGATAATATCTTCGCCCAAGTTAGTAGCACAGGTACCTCCCTTACCAACACAGCCTTCATCAAGCTGCTTTATCGGTTTAAGGAGGTGGGCCTGACTGAGTACATTGGCATCGTCCAGAGTCAACAGTAAGTTGATGGGTAGGGAAAGGAGGATTGGTTGATCCTGGCTGGCAGGTGGTGGTGTTTTATCGATGACGCCACCCGCCTTCTGCTTATCCCAACAACCTCCTCTACCGAACGTCACTCTCCTCGCAGCAGTTCCGCAGCTGCCCCAGTC